ACGTGGTATTGGAAATCAGTTAATAAACGGTTCATATTACATAGACGATGCAGCACCATTTGTTGTGTATAAAAATCCAATTCCTGCAAACAGGCTTGTAGTAAAAATGCAAACCAATGTTGGAGGATCAGACCTAGGACCCTTCTACAGCGGCTCAGGGGCCTTCTCAGACCCTTTCTACGGTGACCAGAACATGACAGTACCCTCTAAGTGGTCAGTACAATACCTAGATAATGATATTTGGATAGATGCCATATCGTTTAGTGAAAGCTCAACCAGAACAGATGGCTCAAGAATAATTAAATCAGACGGCTATGTTGAGCTACAATATGGCGTAATCATTCCAGAAAAATATAAGAATTCGTTTTTCCTTGTTGGAGAAATCTTTTCTGAAAAAGTGTTGCCAGAAACAGCTGCAGATGGTCAGTCTTATCTAGTTAAAAGACCAACTGACGTCACTGGAACATTTTATATATGGCAAGATTCGTCAGGCTCCTTCGAGTCATTTTCTCCAACTTTTGGCTGGAGCCTGGTAGAAGATGAGTCAGCTAATAATGTGTCAAATTTTGTTAACACTTTGGTATCTCCACCAGAATACACTGACCCAGTAAGCGGACGTTCTGGTTATACAGAATTCCAAGAAATATCTGGAATAAGAATCCTGGTAGATACTATGAATAAGTCGGATGCAACCTTTGATCTAATTGAGATGTCTCCAAGACTAGTGGCAGACTTGACAGATATGACAAAGTCTTTTACAGTAAATAAAACTGCTTCAGATCTAGGGGTCACTGGATTGCCAGTAGGTCAGCTTCTAGCATCTACGGGTAGCCTAGAGCTGTTTGATACTGAACTAGCATTTAGCTCGGTAAATTCAGACAGCATAATTCAAAGCTTTATATCACAAAACTTACAGATAAAGCTATATGATATTATTAAGAATTTGGATGGGTACAAGTACCACGTTCCACTAAAAACATTTTACGTAGATGGCATGGCAGAGACAAATGTGCAGACAAGGTCTACAGACCTAGTTTTAAGAGATCTATTCTTTCACCTAGAGTCAATTTCAGCACCAGAGCTAATGATACCAGATACCTCTCTAAGCTATGCAATATCTACAATCTTGGACTATGTTGGTTTTTCAAACTACACAATTAAAATGCTTGATGGTCAAGCAGAGCCTATCATTCCATATTTCTTTGTAGATTCAAATCAGACCCTAGCCGAGGTCCTAGAAAGCCTGGCGGTTTCAACACAAAGTGCCATGTTCTTTGACGAATATAATAACTTTGTAGTGATGACAAAAGAGTATCTAATGGCAAGTGAGGGCGATCGGTCTACAGACATAACGCTGCTAGGCAGCCGAGACTCTCAGGCTGCAGGTGCTTACAAGAACCTGTCAAACGGATTATCTAAGGCAAACATTATAGAGATTGCCTCTAAAGAAAACCGTGTATACAATGATGGAATTGTTAGGTATACTCCAAGGTATATTCAGAAAAACTACAAGAACATTGGATCTGCAGACAAGTTACAAAGGGACATTAACTGGGTATACAAGGCATCAGAGCTTTGGGAGGTAGCCCCAGAAAGCAGTGTAACTTCACAGAATGAAACACTTGGAACGCAAGAGTCTTATACGCTAGGGGCATACCCAATCAATTCGGACATCCCATCCTCAGAGCCATCAGTATACAATGGTGCAGTAATCAATAACACAATTGACATTGGCGAAGCAGTCAACTTCATGGCTAGGTATAGCGGTTACCTGTATGCAAATGGAGAAATTATTAAGTTTGACGCTGTTCAGTATAGCGTGCCAGGACTGTCGGAAATAGAGTCAACCGATGGGAATGTTTGGATTACAAGTGTAAAAGATTACCAAAAGTATTTTGCAAAGATTCCATTTAACGGAAAGATGTACCCTACTGGTTTGGTTAGAATATTTACAGAGCCAGAGTACGAAGTCGTCGATGGAGTGACAAGGCTTAAGCCAGGTTCAATAGCTAGAAATGGAAGAGCCCAATTTGGTACACAGATTACAGAACACTCTGCAGGACTAGATTCATATTGGCATGACAACGCTAATGTTAAAGGCTGTAAGATGCGTGCCAATCTCATATTCGGCATTGAGGATTCTAGCAATATAACTGCAGGCCTACGTGGCGTAACACTAGAAAGCGGAGCAGCTGGAACCGATAGAGCTGTCGGTGTTGCAAGCTCTAGGAATGGAATTATAAAGAATTATCTAGCATCTAACTTTCCAAAAGATGTAAATGTTGATAGGCTACTGTCAACACAGACAGGAACTGTCCAAGCATCAGCACTAGTAATGACTGGTGGAAACTTTGCCAGTACGCAAGACCCACTTAATTATATCTCCTATGTTCACAAGCCACTGTCTGATAACTTCAAACATTTTGGGACTAGGCTTAGGATTGTTGGCAAGAGTCAGAACAATGAGATAAACTTTCAGACGCCTTATGGAAGCACACCATATTACAATGGAGTTAGCGGCGGTAGTGCAGGCCTCGCATGCCTGATCAATCCAGAAACTAACAATGGATACTACTACGAAATTATAGCACTAGACACTGTCGACACAAAGAGTATTGAAAATAAAGACTCAATGTTTAATATTGTATTCTACAAAATTATGAAAGATGCCACCACAGGCGAGGCAGTGCCAGTAATGCTTTGGGGAGGAATCACAAAGATAACGGTAGATAGCGGTGACTTCGTAGGTCAGTATAGAATGGTGGCAGAGGAAAATCCTAGCGTATATGATCTAGCGGTAGAGTATGAAGATATCGGCACGACAAGAACCTTTTACCTTTATCTAAATAATAAGCTTATCAGAACTGTAAATGATCTAAGTCCACTGCCAGTATACAATAACATGGCACTATTTATACGTGGAGCATCTCGTGCAATGTTTGAAAATATATATGCTATCGGATCAAACTATTCTCAAAACCCATCTTTAGCAGTTGATCTGCCAACGAGCACAGCTTTTAGCTCAGGAGAGATAAGCCTCAGCGAGTCATTCAGAAAGTACTCAATGAGCGGCATCGTGCAATCTACAGTGCTGTCTGGTATAAGTCCAGCAGAAGATCCTAAGTACAACCTATACTTTGATGAGTTTGGAACAATTATGAGAGAGGCTGCTTACTTTAATGTGAGATATGAAAAGGCATATCCAGCACTATATGCAAGACTAGCACCAACATTTAATAGGATTAAGACATATACCGTCTCTGGCTTTATGGCAGGGGCATATGGAGCAGAGTTCATGGTATTTAACGCAACTGACTCTACCATAGACCTAAGCGAAAATAGCGGAAACTATCTTAAGATTCAGGGAATTGCATTCACCCAAAAGTCATCTAATGAGTTAACCGTGGACTCACATTTTTCCAATAGAGGATCATTTTATGATTCGGCAGTATCCAATGATCCAGAGAGCATTTCTCCAATTGTCTCTAGAGAAGAATACAACAGAATTAAGAATAGTCGGATTAAGTATGGTAAGAATGAGTTTGTCTTAGATGCATCCTACATCCAAAGCCAGGACGCAGCCTCTGACATGATGGAATGGATTGTGTCAAAAATAATGAAGCCTAGAGCTTCCCTTGGAATAAAGGTCTTTCCTAATTCCATGATCCAGCTTGGAGACATCGTAAAGATTGAATACAAGTCAGACTCGGGAAAGGACCTTGCGATTGATTCCACTAAGCGTTTTGTAGTATATAATATAGAATATTCCAGAATGTCTTCTGGTCCAGAAATGACGTTGTATGTAAGCGAGGTGTCATAATATGGTTTCAGCTGAAGCAAACCTTCCAGAGTCTAGCTCTTCATCTTCTTCATCTGTGAAGGAAGCCACCCCAGACATTATTCTGGATGACCAGTCAATAGAGATAGATGAGGGTATCTTTAACATTGCCCTAGAGCAGTTGTCTGCTCAAGAGATCATAACCATATCTAGACACGATACAATTAACGGCCAAACAGTTGCTTATCAGCCAATTAAGAATCTCGCACAACTTGCTGTCAAGTATGGACCCCAGACAATAATTCCAGTACAGAATTCATCACGGGCATTTTTTAACAATTTCTCTATCAAGCTAGAGGACTACCTTCCCAATGAGGGCAATGGCCTAGGTGGACTTTATGTCTATATGAACTCAGAAAACTCTATTGTGATTGAGTTGGTTGGATTGGCAGAAGATGAGCAAGTTGAACTTCAGATACTAAGCTCAGGCCAGATTATTAATGATACAATATACTAGAGGAAAAAATGATAACTAACACAGGAAAAGACATTCTAGCCAAGTACTTGATTGGCCACGTTCCGTCATACGCATCATATTTGGCTTTTGGCTGTGGTGCAGCACCGCTATCTACATCAGATAACTTTAACCTATCATCATACGAGCAGAAGGAAAGCCTAGACTTTGAGATGTTTAGGGCACCTATTATCTCTAGAGGATATGTTACTCAAAATGTTTTAGACGAGAACGGTGACGTTACGGTTGACGGCGATGGAAACCCAGTACAGTATACCGAGATAGTTTTTACATCAGAGCTACCAACTTCAGAAAGATATGAGATTACGGAGATTGGTCTATACTCTGCAGGAACAAACCCAGTAACAAGCTCTAATCAAAGTAGAAATATTTATACATTTACTAACACAGAAAACTGGGAGTACCACACTAGCGTTTCTGCAACTGACATTCCTGTACACCCAGATACTCTCTATAACCTTGCAGACGGAACTCCTGGAGGATTGGAGTCGAGTATCAATGTTGAAGAGAAAGTTTTCCAGGCAAATGCAGACGACATCGTGCTTGATGACACGGTAAGAACTCAAAGAAACGAAAGACCAAGGTTTTTAAATAGCGTAATATTTATGCGTGGAGACACATCGTCAGTGCTTGGAACTGGAGATAATCTCTACGTAGAGTCAGATCCAGAAAGCGTTGACTACGATCCAACTCATATTCACTTAAATGGCATCCAGCTTGATCTGGATAAGTACTCTGCAAAGGATGAGCTCAGGCTCGCATTCTCAGTTATTAATAAGAATGCAGACAGCACTGCCCCAACAGATATTAAAATTATAGTGGAGTTTGCTACGCCAGAAGGCAGCGGAACCCAGCAGTATGCCAGATTCAAGACTCACCTTCTATCTACTACAAGTGATTTTGCTAATAACAGATATTTTGTTGTAAGCAAAAGGCTGGAAGAGTTAGACAAAAGCTCAGAGTTTTCCTGGCAGGGAGCGAGCGTAGTTAAGATTTATGCATCTGCCATAAGCGGAGGAGACTTCTCATCAGACTACTACATAGCACTTGACGCTATGCGTGTAGAAAACCTGAACTCCGTAAGCCCAGTCTATGGACTAACAGGGTACACAGTAACAAAGACAGACTCAGGACTCCCAATCTTAAAGGCACCAAACACTGCCAACCTTGTGGAATTTAGATTTGCAATGGATGTAGCGTAATGGCCGATAGCAATATTAAAAAAATCATTATTCGTCAGTCAGAGCTGCCGCCTCTAAACACAGATGAAGAGAAGTATGTTGTAAGATTTAGGATAGTGTCGGAAGACAAGAACAGGGTTTCTCACTGGTCACCACAGCACCTTCTTGAGCCAAAGCCACTTGAGATTGCCGAGGACGACAGGATCTCTGTCACTAGTGGCAATGGACTATTGGCTATATCTTGGGAAGAGCTTGAGCCAGGATCAATCGCACCTTATGATGTGTGGGTTGCTTGGGGTACGCAGTCTGGAAGCACTGGCTTGTCAGAGTTTAAAGCTACTGTAGCTGGAAACTATGTCACTATACCAATCCCAGATGGAAAGGTTTCTGCACAAGTCTTTATTCAAAACATGACTGTGCCAAGAAAGCAGCTGCCGTCCTTAGTTGTTGCTCAGACTAGCGTGCTAGACTTGAATGTGGTATAATTAAACCATGGCCATTATTCCACTACCAGAGCGAGGACAACCGCTAGACCTTGCATATGTCTATCAGCTAGCTAATGCTATCAATGATCTGTCTGCACAGGTATCTCCATCTACTGCAAAGTATACAACAATTGATACTGCAGTTGGTAAACAGACCCTAAGGACAGCTGACTCAAAGGTTCTTGGCGGTATTATCCCAGTGACCAACAACAGTATTGTTACAGCTGGTAACGAGCGATCATTCTTTTATGACTTTCCAGCAGACTTTAAATACGCACCGATTGCAACGGCAACGGCAGTAAATATCGGAGACACCCCAGCAGGTAAAAATGTTACAGTAATTCTTACTTCAGTAAGCAATGCCAGAATTGAGGGCATTGTTAGATTTGGAACATCTGGTGAGGTATCTATTTCTGTTAACTTAATCGCAATTGGTGTGCCTAACTAGTAGGAACCCATGGCTCCCAATCCAAAGCGTGGGTATAGGACTCGTGAAGAATATAACGAGGCCCCAATAATTCCTGGAAATAAAAAGGTATGGTTTTTAAATGGAGATTTGGTACGGGTTCATCATCTTAACAGGTCTAATGGAATTATGTCTGTTTACAATATTATTCAAGATAG